CACAAGATAGTAGTGGAACATTCCACACTTCTAGTAATTACAACGCGACGGATCAAGGAAGTGGTCCTACTAATTTCGGTGCGAATAGTAGAGTTAGTCAGACATTTACAATGATAGATTATGCAGCTCAAGATTATCATCTTGCAGCTGGTGATGTTGGAGCAAAAGGATTCGGTGAGGATTTAAGTGGAGATGCTACAATCCCATTTAATATAGATATTGATGGTGTTACACGTACAGTTCCGTGGGATATTGGAGCAGATCAAACTTCTGCTGGTGGTATCTCTGGTACTGATATGACTTTAAGAATTCTAGCTTAACTCTATATGAGAGAGGGTTTATAAAAATGGCTGAGTATCCTCCTCTCTTAGAATTGACAGAGGAACAAGAGAGCAATCTAAAGAGACATTTAGATGATATTCTCTTTACTCATGATACAGAGAGAGAAGCGTTCATAGATGATATCATCAAATATCAGAAAGATTATTGGGCTGAGCCATCTACTGAGAGAAAGATATTTCCATTTACTGGTGCAGCAAATATAATTATTCCGCTCACAGCAATCGTAGCCGAGACAGTACATGCTCGTACTATGACTCAGATGTTTGGTCTTAGACAATTAGTGAATGGTAAAGCTATTAATCCAATGGCTGAACCGATTGTTTCTCCTCTTGAAAACTATCTCGACGGCGAATTAAAGCACACTATCAAGTATAGAGAGAACATTGAGTCAGCCATTTTGGAGTTAGAGAAATTAGGAACTGGTGTAGCTTCTACTGATTATTGTAAGAAGGTCAAGTATGGAGTTAAGATAGTAGGAGATCAGAAACAAGTATTTCCTGTAGTAGTGGATCAAGGTCCTAAAGTTTATAGTGTTCCATTAAGTAGATTCATGTATCCACTTACCACTACAAAAATCGAAGATGCACCGTGGACTGGAGAACTTCATTCTAAATCTCCTTATGAAGTGAAGGTTCTAGAGAATTCTGGTTATCTATATCCTGGAACTTACGACGCTCTAGAATTTCATTTCATGAATGTAGTTGGACAAGATAGATATAGAGATTCTCAAGAATCATTAGAACATTCTAAACCTACAAGTTGGAATGAGAGATTAGATTGGGTAGAGATTTGGCTTGCATTCGATTACGATGATACTAATACGGATAAAGAAATCGTATGTCATTACCATCGTGATTCTCGTATTCTAATGGCTGTAAGAGATAATTGGCATTTCGATCTTAGACATAAGTATGTTACTGGTGTATACATTCCAATTGAGCACAGAGTTCATGGTTTAGGAATAGCTAAACAAAATAGACAATTCCAAATGGAAGTCAATTCTCAGCATAGACAGCGATTAAATAACGCTACTATTTCTGGTATGAGGATGTTAAAGATTTCCAAGATGTCAGGATATGGAAATAAGGAGCCGATTTTTCCGGGTAAGATATGGCTTCTTGATGATTTGGATCAGGTAGATTCGCTTCAATTTGGAGAGATTTATCCCTCATCTTTCAATGATGAGACTATGACTCTCCAATACTCTCAACAGAGAACTGGTGTCAATGAAGTAGTATTAGGAATGCCTCAAAGTGGCACACCGGGAACAGCTACTTCTGATTTAGCTAGAGTTAAGGAAGGTAAATTCAAGTTTGATTATATTTATGATAATATCAAAATCTTCAACAACAAACTCTACAAACACTTACTTCTTCAAATAGCTCAATACGGTCCTTCAAATCCATACGCATTCGAGAATATACAAGGTGGAGATCTAGTGGCTCAATTCCTCAAACTTCCTCCTGAGCTTATTAGAGATTCCTTAATCATCGAGATTTCTGCTGCTGGAGAGAACAATAATAATATCATCGACCGGCAGAATTGGATTAATGCATCTCAAATGATTCAAGCATATATCACAGGAATGATTCAACTTTCTCAGCTATTAGGAAATCCACAACTAACTGCAATGATCGCAGCTAAAGGAATGGCAGCGGGTACTGAGGCTCTCAGACAAATACTCGATGCCTCTGATATTAAGAATGTAGAGAAAATCGCCATCATGGAGCTTCTAAATGTTGGAAACGCATTTAACCCCAATGGAAATCAAGGAACTGGCGGGGCTGGCCCGGCTGGAGCAATGGGGAATCCTCCGCAAGTTATTGGACAAATTGGAGCAGGTGGCATGGGCTGAGCTTATTAATTTTAAAGACCCGAATGATGCATATCATCGGAGAGGAAAAGTAGAAGGAGTAAGATTTATATCTGATGTGATTAAAGAAATATCCCCTATGTTGGCATTAGTTCCTAGTCCTACTAAATTAAGGGAAGATCAAGAAAATGACGAATCCAGCACCGGACCAAATGAATTCATCGCCGGATCAACCGAACTCTCCGGCGGGAACAGTAATCGAAGAAGCAGACCGACTCCCGTCTACTAAAGAAGAATTAGAGGCCGAGCGTCAACGTGTTGCTAGAGAAGTTTCAGCACAGTTTATGGGTGCATTAGGTGAGAAACAGAGAATGATTGATTCATTATCTGAAAGAGTGAATCGTCCTCCTTCTCAGCCCACAGCACCAATAATTGAGGAAATATCTGGATCGGCATTTCTTGAAAATCCAATGGGACACATCAATCGAGCAGTTGAATCTACTGTTGGTCGATTGATGAAGGAACAAATGGCACCAGTTCATGAGTTAGTAAATGACTTTAGAGCTTCAAAAGTTCGAGATAATGCAGTTAATCAATTAAGAGCTGATCCATTTAATAAAGCAATCTTAGACGCTTATCCAGATGTTATTGAAGCTCTCTTATCTTCAAACAAGAATCCATCTACACAAGATGTAGAAAATGCTATTACATTAATACCGGGACTAGTTGCAAAAGGTAGACTTCCTAATCGTCTTAATTCTACCACACCTGTACCTACTCAAAAAGGTGGACAATCTGGAAACATTCCCCCATCTTCTCCTCCTGCTCCCACTCGACAGAATGTTAAAGTAGAGATTGAATTGAGTGACGCAGAGGAGAATATTCGTAGAAGGATGGGATGGACTAAGGAACGATTTGTAGAACTTAGAGATAATCCAGATCAAGAAAAGTGGGCTTCGCCATCTAAGAAGAAGGATTCCTAAGAAATGTCATCTCCATTACCTGCACCTAAAGAGATAGATCCAGCTAAGAGACGTGCTAGAATTGCTTCTGTTCTAGAACGAGGATTCATCAATTATAAATTAGATCTAAGCTGGCTTAAGGAAAGGGGTCTAGCCGGCCAATTTGTAAGAAATGATCCTAATGCAATCGCAGGATTAGAAGCATTAGATTTTGAAGTCTATAAAGGAGAGAACGTACCTAATATCCATAACGCTGCTGATGGTACTATTAGAGTTGGTGATACTATTCTAATGGTAACGTCTCCTGAGAATATGGATGATATTAGGTACGTTCAAGATCAATTAATAAAAGCTAGACATAATTCAGATAAGCAAATCGAAGAGAAATCCTTCGTAGATGGTGTTGAACCTGGTCTTACACCAATCATTGAATCAAGAGTTGAAGAAGCAAACGCAGATCACATTTCTGCTGCAATTAACGAGGAGAACAAATAATGGCTGGTCGCGCTTTCGCACTAGCGAAGTGGAATGGTACTTTTCCGGAGGTTCAGTATCTACTCGTCAAAGCCTCTCAGACATTTAAGGCTGGCGCAGTAGTTCTTACTGATGCTAACGGTGAATTACTAGAAGCCAGTGCTGATCCAGCAGTAATTAAGGGAGTTGCACTCTCCCAAGCTGGTTCTGCACTTGGTTACAATATGTCAAATGCCGGAGATATTGTAGCTGCTACGGGTAGAGAAGATAAGGTTGCAGTAGCAATTGCAAATAATGCATCCATTTTCTCTGGTCGTGCAGTTAACGGTGGTACTGATCCTGTTACTCCTCTACAGACTCACGTAGATGAGGAATATGGAGTTCTAAAGGATGCTGATGGTATTTGGACAATTGATATCGCAGAAGTTACTGTAAAATCTGTACACATTGTTGGATTTGATCTATCAACAAAGTCATTCTTATTTAAGTTCATTGCTTCATTCCAGCAGCAGCCATAACGTAATCTAGGAGAAAGATAAAATGGGCGTTGTACCAGAAGGTGCATTTAACCTACTCTGTCGCCCCGGATTACGTGAAAACTTCGGGGATGAATATCAGGATTGGGAAAAGATTTATACTCAATACCTGAAGTCAGAGGGTATGGATATGCCAGAAATGTCTGCTACAATTATGACAGGCGTTTCTCGTATGTTCCAAAAGGGTGATCTTGAATCTGTACGTTTTGAATCTCCCAAGATTGGTCCAAAGGTTGTTGGCACTGACAAGGAATTTGGTGTTGGTGTTGCAATTGGTCGGAGAATTCTTGAGGACGATCAATACGGAAAGATCAATCAGTCTGGTAAGTGGTTAGCGAATGCAGGAAAGCAGACTTATGAATATCGTTCTGCTGAGTTTCTAGATGATGCATTTGCTGGAAGTACATTCAAGGGAATTGATGGTCTTTCACTCATCAATGCATCACATACATTCTTGAATGCAACAGGTGTTTGGTCGAATTATGTAGGAACTATCGGATTCTCCATGACTGCTGTAATTGCAATGATGGATGTATTCGGTACTATGAAGAACCATGATGGTGATCCCATTATGATGAATATGAATAAAGTTGTCATTGGTAATAATCAAGGTGATATTCATGCAGCTTCACAGATCTTCAATAATCAGAAGGAACCATACACAGCTGATCACAATGATAACACTGTAAAGCGTCTACTTGGTAAGGTTGATGTTGTTGTTCAGCCATATAAGGTTTCATCTAAGTCTTATTTCGGTATTGATTCTAAGTACAACGATGCTGAATTCCGCATTCGTCGCCCGATTAAGATGGATGATTCATTCGATTTCAAGACTGATGCTACACTCGCTAAGATTACAACTCGTTTCATGATTTGGTTCGTACTAGCTCGTGGTTGGGCTGGTGGTAATCCTGCTTAATTATACGGAGAGCTAATAAAATGAAGGGCTCTACAAATCTACCATTTACTCGTAGAATTACGAGTGATGCTCCATCAGATTTGGGTAGTGTTGGCGGAGATATTCTTCCCTTTACTGCTGCCGCAGCTTTAAATATTGGAGATGCTGTATATATCTCCGCTGCGGATACAGTTGCTAAGAGTAATACTCCAGCTAACTATCAGAAGTTTGCTGGTATTGTAGTTGGTGGAAAGGCTACTTATAATCAAGTGGGTACTCTTTCTACTGATGTAGGGGTTGCTGCCGCTGCTACTGGTGAAATTGTATTAGTACAGCGTTCAGGAAAAGCATGGGTAGTTGCTGATGCTGCTATTGTTGCTGGTGCTTTACTTACTCAAGGCGCAACTACAGCCGGTCGAGTTGATGATTCTGCCTCTGCTACACAGGGACAAATCATTGGCTTGGCTCTACAAGCAGCTACTAATGCAGCAGATAAACTTCAGATGCTTATTGGGCATCGTTAATATCTAACTTGCGAGAATAAAATGAGGCTTCCTCTCGTTCTAGGTGCGAATCCTCGAACTTCTAATCCAGATGCAATGTCAGTAATTTTACCTGGTCGCTGGCGGATAGTTTCAGATTGTATAAAAGATTCCATCGTAAGATGTAAATCTCCCTCTCTGGAACTATCCGTTGGTGACGAGTTTGAGCTTAAATCTCATACAGTATTCATGACGAATTTTATACATCGTGGAACTGAACATGTGATATCAGTATTCGCGGAGAAGATATGAGTCTCTCTACAGAAGAACTTTTAGGAGAACTTAGAATTCATCTAGGGGATTTATCTCTAGATGAACTTAGTGAAGATGAGGCTTTACTTCTCCTAAATAGATCTTATTGGGAGCTACTCGATAAGTTTCCATTTAGGGCGAAAGAAGTCTCGGCTAAATTTTCCACTGTGATAGGTGAACGTAATTATATAGTACCTCAACCATTTGAAGCTCTTAGACAACTAAGCATTCAAGACTCTTCTTCATTAAAATGGAAACCTTTAACTAGAGATGGAATCTTCAACTCTGAACAAGTTAGAGACGATACAACAGATTCAAGAGGATTTCCAGATTCATATTACAGAGAAGGAAATAAGATTAGATTATCTCCAATACCAGATAATGTTTATTCTATAACAATGAAGTATTGGACTACTCTTACAGACTTATCTACGAATCCTGATATTAGTCTAACTATCCCAAGAGTATGTCATGAGATAGTTTTATACGGTGGAGTGTATAGAGGATTCTTGAGACTAAGAGATTTCACTGCTGCAAAGGAATTCAAGATTCAACAAGTAGCTTTGATTGAGTCGTTACCTCCTGAGGAATCTAAGGAAGAAGAAGATTCTCACACTATAGGAGTTGAGGTCTTAGGTAGGGATTATCCGTAAAGGAATATATATGACATTGTCGAGTCAAGATGGAGCATGGACACTTGGGCCAGTTGAAGTTGTGATTCAGAATTATGTAGATGCTGATGGAAATCCCCTTCCTCATGAAAATTCTGAAAATGTTGAGGAAAAGAAGGAAGAAAAATCCGAAACAAAAAAAGATGAGGAATGTTAAATGGCTATTACCACTTGTATCACAAATCAGTTCAAGCTAGACATTCTGAAAGGTGCAGTTAGGTTTGGCGGTACGGCTACAGATACATTTAAGATGGCTCTGTATACGTCATCCGCAACTCTTGACGCTACTACAACCGCATACTCAGCTACTAACGAAATCTCTGGAACAGGATACTCCGCTGGTGGTGTAGCAATTGCTCCAACACTTTCTGCTTCTGGTGCTACAACTTATGTAGATTTCGCAGATGCACAATGGACTACAGCATCATTTACAGCTCGTGGTTGTACTCTATACGATACTACAATTAATAATGGTGGAACCACAAATCTGGTGATTGCAATTTGGGACTTCGGGTCAGATAAGACTGTTGCTAGTGGAACATTTACTATCGTTATGCCCACAGCAGATACGTCAAATGCACTTCTTAGGTTGTCATAAGTATCTCTATACTTCTAGAAGAAAGAGAAAGGGGACCATCATGATTTCAAATATTGTGATGGTCCTTTTCTCTATATTCATGGGAGATTTTAAATGGCTATAGCCCATGATGTAGCATCAGAATCTCATACTAGTACTACAGCATCATTTAGTGAAGCATTTTTTCAATGGACACACACACCTTCTGGGACTCCGAAAGGTGTATTAATATATGTTTACACAGGCGCCAACGAAGCAGATATTTCATCTGTTACTTACGGTGGTATTACTGTTCCTGCTGTATCTAGTGGCGAAGCAGTTGATACAGCTGGTGAGCCACTTAGATGTTCTACTTTCTTCTTAGGAAAAGGAATCCCAACTGGTGCTCAGACAGCAAGAGTAAATAGAGTTAATAATGCTACAAACATGTATGCGGTTTGTATTACTGTAACTGCTAATACTGCTGAAACTGCTGTAGCAGGAGTTACATTAACACAAGAAGATGGTACTGTAGCAGAAGTTTCTGTGAATGATGGTTCTCCTGGTACTAATAGTCTTAGATATGCTGGTGGTTCTTTCGGCCATCAAACATTACC